TACATCATTTTGTCGCCACCAGCCCAAACCAGCCTGAACCAGCGGTAACTGGCCATGATCAGCCGAGACTGGAAACGATGGTGCCAGATCATGCCGGTTCACTAGCTGGACTTGTGGGGGACATGGCAAAGAAGGTGCTGCAGATAGACCTGATGCCTTGGCAATTACATGCTCTTGAAGGGATGCTTGCGGTTGACGCCGATAACAAGTTTGTGCATCGCTCAAGCCTTGTGTCGGTTGCGCGTCAGAACGGTAAGACCACAATCATCCAGGCGCTCATTTTGTTTTGGCTTGTGGAGATGCCAAAGATTCGTAACGGTAAGCAGACCGTGGTATCTGGAGCGCACAGACTTGATCTTGCGTGCTTGCTCTTTGATGATTTAGCACCAATTCTTGAGGAGTATTACGGCGCCAAGATTGTCAAATCTTACGGTCGTTATCAGGCGACAATGCCAGACGGCAGCAAGTGGTGGGTCAAAGCATTAAAGCCAAACCAAGGTCACGGTATGAGCATTGACCTTGTAATTGTTGACGAGTTGTTTGACGTCAACCCCGACTCGGTAGAAGGCGGTCTGTTGCCGGCACAGCGCGCTCGCAAAAATCCGTTGGCTTGTTTCTTCTCTACAGCTGGCACCGAGGAATCTGTGTTGTTCCAGCGTTGGCGTGAGGCGGGCATTCGAGCAATTGACAAAGGCGAACCGTCCACGATGTACATGGCCGAGTGGTCGCCCGACCCGAGCCTTGACCCGTTGCATCCTGCGTCATGGGCTTGGGGTAATCCCGCGCTTGGTTACACGTTGGACATGGACACAATTAGGCAAGAGTCAACTAACCCTGATCGGGCGTCGTTCTTGCGGGCATCCCTAAACCTTTGGGTGAGTGTTGTGCGCGGATGGATTGAGCCTGGGCGTTGGCCGTCATTGGAATACACAGGTGACATACCTAGCGGTGGGGTTGTGGCGATCGAGTCTTCGTTGGACGACTCCAGATACAGCGCGACCAGATGCGTCAACCTGTCAGACGGTCGGGTGCTTGTCACCGTGGCATTTATCGCCGAGTCAATCACAGAGCTGTGGGAAAACGTGCAAGAACTTGCCAAAGACCCCACGATCAGGTTTGCCTTGTCGCCGACCGTGGACGCCACGTGCCCACCGAACATCGAGCGCCGCCGTGTCGTGGTCGGTTACGCCGAACTAGGACGCTTTACACCGCTAGCCAAAAACATGATCGCCGAAGCGCGACTGTTACACACAGGCGAAAAACTGTTAGCCGAACATGTGCAGCGCGCCGTTGCTGTTCGCACCGACAACACGATCGTGCTCTCAAGCAAGCGTTCGCCTGGGCCGATCGAGTTAGCGCGAACAATGGTCTGGGGAATTGGTCTATGCGCGCGACCAGTCAACAGCGGAAAGCCCATGCTTGTCGCGGTAAATAACTAAGATAAACGCGGCGACCGCGCACCTTGCCTTTTGTCGGAATCGGATAAGTCATGCGCGGTTGCCACTTATATGACAAAGTAGGACTATGGCGATCTTCAACAAAACCCGAAAAGCAGCGATAAGCCCAGCGCCTAGCGTGGCAGCTGCGGTCGCTGGCGGTTACACAAGTAACGCGCAAGGCGTAAGCATGATCGGCCAGTATTACAGTTACCAAGAAGGCGAAGCGCGCAATCGCGCAATCAGCGTTCCAACGATTAACCGCGCTCGAGATTTGATGGCGTCGGTAATTGGCTCAATGCCGTTGCGCTCGTACAACGAGTTTTGGAACGGCGAAGAAATGGAAAGCATCTACATTGCTCCACGTTCATGGTTACGCCGACCAGACCCAACCGTGCCATACCAGTTCATCATGTCTTGGACGCTTGACGACCTAATGATGTTTGGACGCGCGTTTTGGTACATCACCTCACGCACCGCTGACGGCTACCCTGCCACGTTCACTCGACTTCCTGCCGGCTCAATCACCACCACCGACATGGTCGGGCCCGTCTGGTTTGCACCGTCTAAAGAGGTTTACTTCAACGGCGGGATGCTAGACCCAACCAACCTTGTGCAATTCCTATCGCCAGCGCAAGGCATGATTTACTCGGCACCTGGCGCAATTGAGACCGCGCTAAAACTTGAAGCAGCGCGCAATCGCAACGCATCGTCAAGCATTCCAGCAGGCGTTCTTAAACAGACTGGTGGCGAACCACTTAGCGCGCAAGAACTTGCTGATTTGGCTAGCGCGTTTAACGCCGCTCGAGCAACCAACCAGACTGCTGCACTTAACGAGTATTTGACATACACGGAAACAAACAGCACGCCAGACAAGATGCTTCTAATTGAGGCGTCGCAATATCAGGCATTGGAAATGTCGCGTCTAGCAAACGTGCCACCATATTTGGTTGGCGTTGCTACAGGCGCATACTCGTATCAGTCAAGCCAGCAAGCACGCGCCGATCTCTACTTATTTGGCGTCAAGTTGTATGCAGATGCAATTGCAAGCGCGCTCTCAATGGACAACGTCCTACCGCGCGGAACTTATGTTGAGTTTGACGCCGACGAATACCTAGAAGAAAACTTTATGGCCGACCGTGCAGATGATGAAGTAATTGTTAGAGAAAACACACAAGAGGAGTTATCACAATGATCAAGTTAATTGCAGGCGATTTTACGCTTGACGCCGCTAAAGGCGACGCACCACGACGTACGATCAGCGGAACCGCTGTTCCCTACAACGTGCCGGCAACAGTCTCGGACGGCACAGCTGTAATCTTCCGTCCAGGCTCATTGCCAGTTGAAGGCAAAGCACCGCGCCTGTTCATGTACCACGATGCCTCTATGCCAGTAGGCGTAGTTACCGAGCGCGCAGAAACCGAAGAAGGCATGATGTTCAGCGCCAAGATCAGCGCCACTAGCCTTGGTAACGATGCCCTTGTTATGGCCATTGACGGCACCATTGACCAAGTATCCGTTGGCGTAAATCCGACCAAGTTCTCGTATGACGAAGAAGGCACAATGATCATCGAGTCAGCCGACTGGATGGAATTATCCCTAGTTCCGATTGGCGCTTTTGGCGATGCCGCAAACATCACAAAAGTCGCAGCGAGTATCCACCAAGAGCCCGAAGAAGTAGTGTTAAATGAAGAAGTAACCCCAGTAGAGGAGAAACCAGAAATGTCCGAAGTAAACGAAACCGCAGTCGAGGCAACCATTCCTACTGCACCAATTTATGCACAAGCAAAGCGCAAGTTTGATTTGCCAACACCAGGCGAATACCTCGCAGCAATGCACATCGGCGGAGAAACTTTCCGCAACGTGGCAGCAGCCGCACGCGAGTTCGCAATCTCAAAGCAATCAGCACTTCAAGCAGCTGCAGGCGATGTACTTACCACGGACACACCTGGTCTTTTGCCAGTACCAGTCCTTGGGCCAGTATTTGATGACTTGAACTACATCCGTCCAGTAGTCACCGCAGTTGGCGCTCGCGCAATGCCAGACGGTGGACAATCAAAGACATGGATTCGCCCAACTTGGACGACCCACACCTCGGTAGGTTCACAATCAGAACTTGGTTCAGCATCAGCAACCACGCCAGTAATCGCATCAAATGTTGTTACCAAGACCACGCTTGCCGGTCAAGTTACTTTGTCAGTACAAGACATCGACTTCACTTCACCTGCAGCAATGGAAATCATTTTGCGAGACCTCGCAGGCCAGTACATGTTGCAATCAGACGCAGTCGCATGTAACGCAATCCTTGCAGGCGACACAGCATCAGGATCAACCTGGACAGTCACAGCTGACAACCCAACATCGTTAATCGCAGCGTTGTACGACGCAGCAACCGACATCCTCACCGCAACCAACTTCCTGCCTGATCACATTTTCGTCAGTCCAGACGTATGGAAAAAAATGGGAAGTCAGTTGGACGGAGACAAGCGACCAATTTTCCCATACACCGGCGCAGCAGGACTCATGGGCATCAACGGACTCGGCACAGGCGGCGTAACACAAATGAACACGTTCAACCCATTGGGCTTAAACTTGGTCGTTGACCGCGCATTTGCCGACAACACGATGGTTGTAGCACGCGGATCTGCGATAGAATTCTACGAGCAAGTTCGTGGAATCATGTCAGTAGAAGTACCTGCAACCTTGGGTCGCACATTCTCCTACTACGGCTACGTCTCAACCTTTATCGCAGACGGCGATCAGGTTAAGTCAATCGCAATCGCCTAGTCGAGAGCGGAGCATCCGCTCATGGCAACATACACGGTTACCAACAAGTACCTGATTGATGACTTTGCCGTACTGCAACTCCTGACCCCCAGCGAGATTGCAGTCGGCCAGTCAATCACGGTCGCAGGCGTTGACGCCACATTTAACGGCACTTACAGCGTGCGCGCATTGCCACAATATTTGTTTATTGGCGTTGACACAGAAGGCGACCTGCTTTACGACTATCAAATGCCAGTTGCCGATCAGGTGCTTTACGCCAAGACCGCTAACAATGTTGAGCGCACCGCCGCGTCTGGCACCGTTGCCTATGACCCTGTTTGCACGTGGGTGACAGCTGCGCAAGTTGCAACATACTTGGGCATCAACATTCCTAACCCATCGGACGATTACACGTTGCTCACGCAATCGGTGTCGGCTGGGTGCCAGTTTGCGTTTCGCAGGCGTCAAGAGTCGGGCTATATTGACTCTCTAACGACCTCACCAGGCGGTGACGCCACATTGGGCACTTTGATGTATTGCGCGGCTCTGTGGCGCTCTAGGGGCTCAATAGAGGCAACCTACGCCACGTTTGACGGCATGGGTTCAGCACCACAGCAAAGCCTGACCCCGATCGTCAAGCAGCTCTTAGGTATTCCCCGTCCAGCGGTTGCCTAATGTCGTACACCGACCTGTTTAACGAAGCGATTGATGATGTCACAGCAACGCTGACCGCGGTGACTGGACTCCGTGTTGTAAACGATGCAACCAAACTTGTCAGCAACTCGGTTTATTTGGATGCGCCAAACTTCACGACCATCGCAGGCAACGGCAACGTGGTGCGCCTTGAGTTTCCTGTCAAAGTGATCGGCTCGGGCCCAGCAGGTCTGCCGGTACTGCGTCAGATTCTTAGCATTGTTGCAACCGTGCTTGGCTCAAAGATCATCGTGATGGGTGGCCGTCCGTCAAGCCTTGAGATTGGTGGCGCGTTGTATCCGTGCTATGACCTTGATTGCGCTATCCAAGCCCAGACTTCGTAATCCACAACTAAGCAACACAAATCATCTACTATCAGAACATAACCTAAGGAGCATTTATGGCCAGTAGCACTTACCTCTCGAACCCAGTCCTCACAATTAACAGCGTTGATCTAACCGACATGTGCAGCGCAGCAACATTGACTTATCTGGTTGAAGCGCTTGAAGACACCGCGTTCGGCACCAACTCACGCAGTTACACCGCAGGCCTTGTCAACAACGAAGTGACCTTGACGATGTATGCGTCATTTGCAGCGACCGAAACCTACGCAACCTTGTTTCCATTGGTTGGCACTAAGACGAACATCACTTTGACCCCAGCGTCAGGTGCAGAGTCAGCAACGAACCCAAAGTTCATTTTGACTGGTTGCTACCTTGAGTCGTTGCCAGTTATCAACGCATCACTTGGCGAGTTGTCAACCTATGACCTCACGTTTATGGGTGGCGCGCTGACATTGGATACCACGAACCCGTAATCAACGGCTCCAAGCCGACATAGGAGAAACATGAAGATCAAGTTGCAGTTAAAGCGCACGCCCGACAGCGCACCCGAGTACTACTACACAAACCTGTTTGTGGTTACTGAATGGGAACGCCTCGAGCGACGCAACATTCAACAGCTCTCCGCAAACCCGTTGTATTCGGATTACGCCTGCTGGATGCACACGATCTTGAAAATCAAAGGCGAACAAGTTGGTGACAACTGGCGCGAATGGTTAAGCAAAAACCCTGACATCGACATTCTGCCGGTACTGGACGAGACAGACCCAAACCCTACGGACGCGGCACCTACCGCCGCCAACTAGCAGAGATATTGGTCGCGGTCGGTTGGTGGCCTAGCGACAT